TTACGGCCGTATTGCCGTTGTCTACCACTACGGCACTTGGATTGCTGCCGGAAGCATTAGCGAACGCCTGCATGCGGGTGACCGTATGAGCGTGCGATTTGTTGTCGTCGGCCTGCCAGCTGCCAAGCCCACGTCCGGCATCCACTCCCCGCCCATGATCCCAACCGCGCAAAAACTCCCCACGCGCCTCCGGCAGCCGGAAGTTACCAACCCCCTCATCCCCCTTGTTGAACTTGCCACCCAGATAAGCACTCAAGTCCGGATAAGTCGCACTGCTCTTGACGCTGTTATCCAGCTCCAGAAAACCCGGCGGTGGCGCATCAACCGGAAACGCCACAATCGATCCCACTGGCAACGCAGAAGCCTTGGCGATCAACGCCTCAACTTCAGCCTTGGTGTACGAATCCTTGATGCCAAACCCAGCCAGCGTTTCCGGATTGGCCCCAGCCGTAGCGCGGCCATATTCGTCAACGGTCAGACTTTTATAAGTCCCGGCCGCAATCCCGGTGCGGCCTGCGAGCATCTTGAACGTCAGTGCAGTCGTGCCGAGGTTGATCGGCGCGTTGGTAGTCAGGTGCCACAGCGAATCTCCGTTCGCCGTGCCCTCCTCCACCATCACCGTCAGGCCCGGGGTGACCTTGGCGCTGGTGCTGGCATCGGTCGCCCGCTGCCAGTCGCCATTGGCGACGATCCACAGGCCGTTGTCCTTGGCCAGGGTCTGGCTCGGCAACAGCACGCGATCGCCGGCCACCACGGCAACACCATCGATCTGCTGGGCGCCGTTGAGTACGATATTGCCGGTGGCAGCGACGCGTACCGACTGCTTGCCATCGAGCTTGCCGAGTTCTTCGGCCAGATAACTCATGACCCAGGCACGGGTGGCCTTGACCACCGTGTCATCGATCAACAAGGTCACCAGCGAGGCATTGCTGGTCTCGAAAATCGAGCGAATGTAAAACTCTTTGCCCGAGCCCGAGGTGGCGAGCACCGGTTTGAACGACTCCGGATATTTGACGATGGCGTAGAGAATTCCAGTGTCGGTCCACAGCCCGGCCTCTCGCACGTACCAGCCGCCGACATCCGGCGGGATGGTGACTTCGGCGAGCAGCCAGCTCGGATTTTTCTCATCCTGAAACAGCGCATTGAGCGGTCCGCGCCAGACTTCGCGTTTCAGTGCGGTTGCGGTGGCGGCCGGGTTGTAGACCGCGCCGCCGCCGTCGCCGACGGAAATCTGCGTCAACTTGATCGGCGTGCCCGCAGCCTTGCACGCCGTTTCGTAGGCAATCCCTGCGTTGGTGAGCAGGGTGTAATAGTCAGCCATTCAGGCCCCCTGAGGATAAATAGTGGATGTTTCGACGGTGTACAACGCAGCGGCCAGGAACGCCTCGCCAGAGGTTTCAAGGCCTTCGATGAACACCGGATAAACCGTGGTCAGTTCGCCGCAGAACGTAGCGGCGCCGATGACGTGATTGCCGAACGCGCTCAAGCCCACCGACACCGAAAGAATGTCCCGCTCGCTTTTGGCATCGGCCAGACGGCGGTCGAGACGTGCATCGATTTCTTCGCTATAGGGTTGTTCGCTGAAGGCACGCACGGAAAAGCTGTACGGCGCGCCGGACGGTGTTTGTTCGTACCAGGCGCGGATCTCGGGTCTTAATTGCAAACCCTTTGCGGCGTTTTCCAGCGCCTTGCGAGTGCCGGCCTGGTGCGCGGTGGGCCAGGCCAGTTCGACGGTGAGGCGCTTCTCCGCCACCGGCGCATCAGTGCTCCATTCGGCGACGCCACGATCGGCAGCCAGATAAGGCAGGAAGGCCACCGGCGTTTCGCTGGGATTCATCAGTTCCGGGAACGGCGGCGTGATGCGATCGAGCAAGGCGCCGAAGCCCAGATCCAGTCCGCGCTCAAGGGCCGAGCTGTTGGCCGGCAGCAAGGTCGGCCGCTGAGTTTGTTCACTCATAGCGTCAGCACCTCGACTTCGACCGCTGTGCAATACGGCGCCTGAAACGCGGTGGTCACGATCGGCGCCAGCGGTTCGAGAATCTGCAGTTGCACGGCGCCGGCGCTGTGCAACGTGTAGTCGATCCAGCTCGGATCGACCCGACCTTCGAGGCGATGACAACTGTCGGCATACGCCTGCAATTGTGCTTGCGCCGCGACCTTGGTCAGGCCCGAATCGGGACCGGAATTGATCTTCGCGACGACGCGGATCTTGTAGCGCTGGATCTCGGCAGCCTTGACGGTGACGAGGTCGGTTTCCGGGCGCACGTCGGGGCGGGCGAAATGCTGACGGACGCCTTCAAGCAATACTTCGGAAGGCGTGCCATCGCCTTCTCGGGAAAGCACGGTGACCTGCACTTCCCCCGGCGCGGTGCGTCGCCCGTTGCCATCCTTGACCTGCGCGGCGAGGCCGTCGGGATCGAAGGTGTAGGTGACGTTTACCACGCCGGAATCAGTGGACTCAACCTGCACCGTGGGCCGCTCGCCGAGGGTGAACACCTCGCGGCGATACTGCATCCGCGAACCCGCCGCCGGTGCATGGGGCGCGAGATAATAACGAAGCCGAGCGTCGTCATCACTTTCATAAATCGCCCGCACCGGCGGGAATGCCGCCGGGTCGCCGGGATCAAGCAATTGCCGCTCCAAGCCCATGTCCGCCAGCCGCGCATCGAGATTGCTGCCGGTCGCCCACCACGCCAGCATCTGCTTGATGCGTGCATTGTATTTACGCTCATGGGTTTGCAGACGCACGCAGAACGCTTCCAGCGCCAGGGTCAGCAATTCGCTTTCGTTTTCCAGACTCGCCTTGAGTTTCACGGCGCTGGCCGGCGAGCGAGCCCCCACGTATTCGATGACGAAAGTCTTGAACTCGGCGAGCAAGTCTTCGAACGCTTCGACCGTGATCAGCGCGGGTTCGGCCAGCTGATTCTGGCCAGGTATCAGCATGCTCATGTCAGCACCTCGAAGGTTTGTTGGCGGTTTTTCCAGGTGCCGGCGAAGCGCAGCAGCAGGCCATCGCCGTGACGACTGGCGACAATTACTTGCGGCTGAAAATCGTCGATGCCGTTTTGCGAGTTGTAGAACGCTTGCGCGGCGTGGCTCTGTGCCAGAAGCAGAATGTCGTCACCGAGGTTCTGCCCGAGGAGAGTGGGAATCAGCGAACCGTACAAAGGTCGTTTCTGCCGGGTGCCCAGCGGTGTGGTCAGGGCTCGGGTCGCGCGCTGCACGAATTGCAGCCAGTCGTCGACCGTGGCCCCGCTGTCTCTATCGATTCCGATCATGGGAGGCTCTTGAATCAGGGGCTGATGACGCGGCCCTGGTGATCGACCAAGGGGCCGCTGAAGTGCACGCCCGAGGCGTCGATACTCAGGCCGACGGCGCCCAGTTGCAGGGTGATCAGTTGTGGCGTCATGGCCAGACGTGCAGGGCCGATGCTCAGTTCGAGCGACTCGCGAGACCCGTTGAATTGCGCGGGTCCGTTGAGCCAGTGCAAGGCGTGGCTGGCGTCGTCGTAACTGCTTTCGCTGCCGTCCTGATGTACCCGACGGGTCAGCGTCGGCACAGTCGAGGCCGGGGGGAACCGGTCACTGTTCAAGCCGAACAACGCCACAGTCTGCGCACCGCTTTCACCGCTGCCATAGTTGAACAGCAGGCACTGCTCGCCCACCGTTGGGATGCGCGATTCGCTTTGCGCCCCGGCGCTAGGATTGAAGAACTTGATCGCTGGGGTGAGCAATCCACCATGGCTGACCTGGCAGGTATTGCTCGCCGCATCAACTGACTGACAGATGCCAATGCGACAGATACTCTCGGCGCGGCGGTGCAAGTCTTCGATTTCCGCTTCCATTTCCGCCAGACGCTCAATGATCGGGCCAAGCTGCATACGCAGTAATGCATCGAACATCGGTCAGCCCTCCAGCGCGGTGTACTGGTCTGGATCGTCGATGTTGCTGACTTCCCAGGTGCGAGCGAATTTCGGCATGCCCAGCGGATCGTCGAGCAAGGTCGAGCCGAGGTAGAGCGTCTGCTCGAAGGTCAGGGTCCAGGCTTTGTATTGTTGATCAGCACTGATAAGCAACGATGGCAAGCCATCGATATTCAGGGGCAGATCGCATTGATCGCCGGGCAATCCCCAGCGGTTGTCGGTGATCAGGTTTTTCAGCACGGCGATCAGATCGCACGCTGCAAAAGCGGTCGCAGAAAGCGCCGGGATGACTTGCAGTGACAATGTCATGACATGAGCGATACGCCCATCAGCGGCGCGCACGCCGGACGCATTTCGGGCAAGGTCGATCAGTACCCAGGCTTGAGCGCCCGCCGCTGTGAAATCATCATGGTTGCCGACATTGAGGTTGAGACCGGCGGTGTTGCGCAGTGTCGTCGCGATGGCTGTGAACAGTTGCGACGGCTGCTGGATCGGTGTGGGCATACATGACCTCCTTTTCAATCGTCCACGTGCAGCCCTGCCGCCGACATGGCGGCACGGAAAAATATTCAGGGTTAAGGCTGGTCGCGCGGGGGCACTTCACAGACGCCGATGCGCTTGGCCGCCCAGCGTTCGTAAAGGCCGATGGCGACGTCGGCGCCGGCCATGGCGGTCAGGCAGCCAAACGCACCAGCGGCCCAGATCGACATGCCGGCGGCATACAGCAGCATGATTGCCGACACGCCGCAGATCATGCAGGCGCCGGAACGCAGAGCCAGACGCCGCACCAGCGACCAGCCGCGGGCGCCCTCCTTGTCGGCGCGCCACATTTCGCCGGACACCCCGCCGACGACAGCGAGGAGGATGACCAGCCAGATCGGCATGTCCGCCAATGCTTGTTGCTCGTTTGTCATGTCACGCCTCCGTGGGTGATTGATGAGTGATGGTTTGGGTTCAAACGATTTCTCTTGAGGCAGGCATTCCAAAAAGCCCGGCGCTTGTACACCGGGCTTTTCAGTAATGCGCTCCTTCGCCTTCCTTCCAATCCTGTGTTCGAGAAGGAAGCTGACTTTTCGGCGCTACTGGCGC